TCTCCTATTAGTGTAAAACGGCAACTCGACTTCTCCGTCAGGATTTAAACCCACTGGAGTAGCCAACGCCCCGTTGTACAACGAAGTGTATGTTTGCAACACAGCACGCCTGAAACTAGCGGCGGCGCGCAAAATATTGCTGCTAAACGTCAAAGAATATGGAACATATGCCAAAGGGCTAGAGAGACTGCGTGTCAAGCCATCACTTCTCTCTACCATCATAGGTAAATCAAAGTTAGAATTGACGCCAGTGTCACTCTGTTCGATTGGCGTCCGCGTGGCCCAATGCTTCCATCTAATTGCGCCCCTATATGCAACATACGCAGGGGTAAAATAGTTAAGCATTGTCATTTGAGCGTAAGCAAAAGGTCCCGAAAGAGAATTGTCCGGACCATCGGGATTATACCCGTAATAATAAGGAAAATCTGGCATCGTATAAACACATGTAGTCTGTGCATCATCGTTAGATGTGAACGCAGCACTGTGCATACAATAGCGCTTCAATAACTCCCTAATACTAGTGACCTGTTCCCCAAAGAACACATCCATGGTGTGGTCTGTTGGATCGCCAACGGCCCCAACCTCTGTGGTCACGTCTGTGGAAACAGGCGCACTAAGTTGTACTTCTGCAACCTGCTCATCAGACTCTGGAACAACTTCCAATGTCTGTGGAATTACGGGTGCCGCCGATGGAAAATACGAAATATTCGATATCGCCGCATCAGTGGGTTCCGCAAACCTGGCGTCGTCGCACATTTTGACAAACACATTGACTTCTACACTTGCGTCAACGGTAGGGTCTGGATTTGGCGTTGTCAAATCATTGACGACAAAAACAGAAATGGTCCCATTACCAAATACTTCTTGCAGTACGGCGGGCGCCGTAGGCCCCGTAGCAAAAGAAGGAATAGGCAAGCCATCTCTCAACTTCATAGGGTTCCTCACAGGCAGAAAAGAATATTCTCTGCCCCAACCAACCTTAAAAGTGAAATCGCGCATGTCAGCAATGTCTACTATACGTGTGTACATGGTATTGTAGCCTGTCGAAGAACCACCACCATCCAACGAATGGGGGTCCCAAACTATACGCAACCTGCCACGATGGAAATTTGAAGAGACTACCTGGAAACGAAATTCCATTGAGCCCCCCCAATAAGAAAAGGGCAAAGCTACCATGCCAGCTGGTATGTTGTGATACTCGGTGTTTGCACCACTCCCAAAAGTTTGATAAACAGTTGGCATAACCTGTGTCTGAAACAGTTTCGTGCCGGCGCCTGACTCGGGATACCCCGTGGTATTCCACACAAACGTGGCGTAGTATGACTCACGCTTAGCTATGTCGACAAGGCCCATCTCGTCAGCAGAGCTAACGCCAGTTACACCAGGATCGACAGTGACCTCTTGTTTCACATCCAGTGACAACTTCTGCACGGCCTCTGGAGTGTTCACGTTAGCAAGTCCGCCAATGTACCTAGGCAAATAGACCCGTATGGGATCTATCGTCATGGGTCTAGAAAACCCAAACAACTTGCCTATATCGCCGACGGCGTGTGCACCTATCTGTGTGGCCCTCGCAAACCTACCTATAACTGGAACACTCGAAAGACGCCCAGCAACTCTGGCTACTGCGGATGCGACGGCGCTCACTGGAGAATCACCATACTCATCAGCTTCTGGTTTGACTTCCAGACACTGGGCCACGATAGTCACGGGGTTGGAGTCTGTGGGAACAGACAACTCAACGCCCTCTGCCCATGCAAAAATCGATAACGTGAGCTCTTGGCCAACACCAGGAGTGACGTTGACGTTCTTAAGTTGGTTAAGTTGTCTCACTTCTACCACACCCATTTCAGCCCACTGTGCCTCGGGCACTCTCAACGCATTCTGATAGTGCACAAAAGGTACACATAGAGTGCCACCTTGGCATTCAGTGGGATTGATGTATATATGAGGTCTCTGACTAGCGGATATTGAATCAACCGCAATATTAAGCCCCCTGTTTATAGACACCTGGTCGTAATCAGGCAACGGATTGTACGAAGCTAAAAGACGCCCGTAATAAAACCCGTTGCCATTTATCACGAACTTAATACACAACCTACTGCGTAATAAGTTGAAATTGGCCAGTCTGTTCACATTCCTACTATTATTATAAAACAGCGACCATGGATCAAAGTCCTCAGAAAACGCCATACCAGGCACCCAAGAATATTCTTTGATCAGTATGGGTCTTTCAAGGAAAGAACCCAAAGTGGCGTCAGTAGTGTCTGCACAAGCCCTCGTCGGATCATCCGTCCCATCAACCGTGTAATCAAACGCGGGATTGGCATCCATAAACTCGACATTCTGGCTCGTAACATTTGCTGCACTACGACTTGTGGAAAAAGTTTCACTGGACTCTGGTTCCACTACCAAAGCCTCAGGTGAGCCTCCAATACTAAAAACGGCGCGCTCACTTGCGCCATCTTTAGGCGGGTGTACCCCCGCAAAGTCCATGGAATCTCGTCCAGGGCATAGACCATAATTGTATTCATGCATGGTCCCTAACACTGTAATAAAACAAACGTCGGCAAGCTGTACTCTCAGATCTTCTCTGTCGTTGAGAGCATTCAGGATCGCTAATCCTATATTAACATACAATAGTATACAAACGACACCAGTTTAAGGCCCTGGAGGCCGTGCTAATTTATAACTCAATTAAATTGAGCCCGGAAAGTGTCAGCTCACCTTCTATCCGGTCTAAGTCAACAACATACCGTCGCTGGATGGCCGTCTCCCAGGAAACGAAATCACCCTCAAATCGCGACGCAATGCCTGACTTCAACGTGATCTTCCCTTTCTTAATTTTCTTTTCTATAATAAAGGATTGACTGAAAGACCACAGCCGTGGGACCAAGTCTTCATAGACATGATGCCCATGTTGCACCAATTCGTGCAACGCCGACTTAATTAACCCTGTATAGTGGTCACAAATGTCGACTTTGCCAAAATCGCCCCACACAAATGGCTTGAATATTGAATCCATAGCCAATGGTGCCAAGCACATCACAACCTGCCTGTCAGCTGGCCTAACATACAAGTGAAACTTGCGCTTGAGAAAGGTGAAATTGGTAGCGTACTCAGTAACGCTCTTCCCTTTGTCAGAGCCGGTGATAACATAACCAAGTAGCCCACCATAATAGATGGTGGCGGGCTGATTTATTGGAGAGCCCTTTTCCACTCTAACCACTACATCATCACCATATGCCACTATGCGGCGCAGATCAAACTCCATGTCTGACGCTGTCAGTGTGGAATAATCTCTCGCATAGTCCTCCATGTATTTGCCATGTAGCACATCATACCTGATCATGGCATGAATTTGACAATTAATTATCATGTTGGCCACACAATTAATAATGGTGGTAAGCGGGTTGCCTGAGGTGTTGACACCAGCCAACCGCACCACAGTACCCAACATCACAACTGACGGGTTGCACAAATCGTAGGCTATTGAGCTCATGACCGCACGATCCTTATCGCTGTAATTCAGGAGGTTCGACAGATTGATGATAATATTCATCACTGCCGATAACAGGCCGCCTGAGAGACTCAAGTCAAAACCACTGTAATCCGTAGCCACAAAGGCACTGGCTTCCACCTGATCAAGATATAACGGTCCCTCTATGTCCCCGTTGACTAAACTCTTCATCATGTCGAGGTAATTCATCGTGGGGTCCATACCCACGGAATGCCCGCAAGAGAGCGGATTGTACCCCAGTAACACCAAAATGGGTTGGAAATACATCCTAGTGAGAATATTGTCAGCCAACTCACCGTTCATGATATGGCGCGGTGGTTTAGGACGACCGTCGTCCTGTACGGGCAACACCTCGTCCTTGGGACACATGAAGTTCATTGAAAACCCAACTTCACCCTGTTCACGCCTCTCCTTGAGCTCTCGCACTCTGTCCATTATCTCCATAGAGATAGCGTTATCGTCCTTAAAGCAAGTAAAAAACCTACCGTGTTCGGGGGAGAAAACCTTGGACAGATATTCTGATTTTGAACCAGGATACGAAGGGCCCACCGAAGTATTTAGAGGTATGGCCGAACCCAAATTAAACCTAGCACTACTTTGCGAACTAGACAGCCCATCTAATGCTGCCTGCATCCCCAGAACCTCCATTGCTGCAAGGCCAGGGTTGGACGCAATGACTTCAGAGCATGCTTGAAACAACCTGTGCCCAACTAAGTGTTGGGCCTGACGGCGTAAATGTACATCGTCAGGCCGGTCCAAGCTGCACTTATCGACAAACTTCTCCACAGTATGCCGCATCTTATAGTGCTTAGAAGGTATGGCGTAAGCCGACATTAGTCTAGCGGTATCTGGAATATGTTCCAGTAACAGCTCTATTTGTGGAGAAATCCCCAGACTAGTAGTTGCCTTCACACTCACGTCGGAACCATCCTTCTTCTTAAGTGTGCCAATCGCGTCGAAAAACCTATCATACGATATGCGCGACAAAGCACCAGGATCAACAATCTTGACGGTAGGCACTATGGTAAGCTTCGAATTGGGGCTCTCATTCACGTATGGAAACCTAATCAACATGTTCTCAACATCATAGTTGGGCACATGACCGGCCTGCCTAGCTATCGACTGCGCTTTCATGGCAGCCAACATTTTCCCCGTGACGGGCGTGGCTGTGACACAGCCGGTGGGTTTGTTAGAACCCGTGTGTATGCCCGCAACCACGCCACCAGACACAATAATGGAGCCACACATGCCATCAGCACCGTCACCTGACATGAACAGTGCTATCGGTGATGGAAGTAACTTGTGGGCGGGTGTGTCACGAGTATACTCAAATGCCATCATGTCGACAAAACTGGTTGGCACTTGTTCAACAGTGACTACTCCCTTGTTGTCACCGCACGTAGGTATCATTCGAACCAAATTGGAAGTCTTATCCAACACAAGCTCACCCAAATACTTGTCTATGCACGGTAAACTTCCCGTGGCACTGCGCGGCACTTCAAACATGCAAAGATCGACATCGTACATCGTACCGTTGTAAAAAGACTTGGGGGCAAAAACTATATCAGCCTTAGGCAACACACATTCTTTGGGAGCCCGCGAAGGATCGTGAATTGTGATGCAAAAATGACTATAATCCCTGGCAAACGCATGAGCCACCGTAATCATATAAGTGACTGCTTTCGTGCTTGTATAGCCCACAACGAACATATCAGCCCTGTGCTCCGGAAACCTCTCGACACTAGTCAACTGCGAGCCCTTACAAGGCTCTATGGTCATGCGATACATCGTGGCGCCTATTTTCTGCCTGGACTCGTCTGGTGTCTGTGTAGCCATGGCTTTCGCCAAGGGAAACCTGGGAATTGTGTGATAACTCCCGAGCCATTGTTTATGTCTAGGCGCAGCATCGATCTGTCGGTCAACCTGTACATTAATCACGCCATCTGAATTTACCGTGGTCTCGGCTACCACTGGGCTAGATCCCAACTTATCCTGTAAACTTAGACTCATCGTCCTGAACCTAGCAATCCACTTGGTAACCTGTATCAATGTCCCAATAGCAACACCCGCGAAAATACCATTTCGCAAAACGCGCTTAATTCTAGCCTGTTTCTCCTTGTCGGCTAGCGCCAACAGGGCCTTTGAACAGCCGTCACGCAATAACCCACACGCTTGGTTGGCCGCCTCTGCCGGTGCTTCTCGCAACAAGCCAACGAATTCGCCACCAAACATAATCGCGCGGAACACTTGACCCATGTCCACGTCTGCGGAGTTTAGCAAACTCTTAAACAAAGGTGCAGACGTAGTGGCTATCGTAAAACCACAGCACAGTAACAGCATCTTATATTGCGTTACGGCGGCATTAAAACCATCCATGACATAGTCCTTAAACTTTTGTCGGTTAGAATTGGGTTTCCAGCTGGGTGGTCTCCAATAGAGCAATCTAAAAACAGACCAAGTCAAAGACGTCAAAGGGCATAGTAAGAGACACATCATCTGGGTAAACAACCCGCCAGTGGCGGCAAATGTTATTGATTTGGTCAAATACCAATCTTCGGCAGACAAATTCAAGCCGCGGGGCCTACACAAAACTTGCGGATCAACCTGCACTGCCTCGGCAGCTGGTTGCCCCACAAACATATTAGGAAAAAGCCTACGCTGCAAATTAAGATTCATTTCACGAAGCGTGGTGCCTGCATCATTATCCACATTATAGAGCTGAGTAAACAGCGCCTTAAACATGTCAAACGTCATGTCGTCTGAGACACGCTGCTGACCCTCATACATGAAGGTCACGGGCTCCCAAAATGTGTCGTGTATGCTATTATCAATCTTATCTTTGCTCTTCATCTCCTGAGATTTCTTAAGATTGAATTTGAGAAAACACATCTTCCAAGGATTGACATCGTATATGGTGTCACCTGCAGCCCTAACCGCAGCAACATTGAACGTGCCTTCTGGCGTCTTAAATTGATCCTTGAGAACACACTTAATCATATGGAACCTTCTAAATACTGCCTCCTTATTGCCCATACCAGGTATATTACCGTACTTGTTCTGCTCATTGGAGGTGGATATAACGGCATCCAGCACGGGCTGTATCTTGCCTTTGAGATGGGCCTCTGCGAGCTCAGGCAAAAATTGACAGTTATTGACCATCTGTATCAAGCCTTCAGCCCACTTGCCATGTGTAGACTCAGTCTTTTCGCCCGCACGCACTGAAGCGTTTAAATCGTCAAAAATGACTACCTTGGACTCATTAGTCAAATTGTTCCAATATTTGGACAAAGAGGCTTTACACCTTTGGTTGGGCTGATAATAAGTGCCACCATTCTTGATGCTAGCTATGATATCAATAAGCGTGTTGGTGATCTCGGTCTTACCAATCGCAGGATCCCCAACTATGTTCAACGACAACGGGGCCTGCACCCTCTCTGAAGAAACGCCACACTGACTAGTCTTAGCCTTAAGCTTCAACACAAGCTCTAACTCATGTAGCAAGGCCTGCGCCACGGTGAACTTCTCTCCACGCACAGACAGATGCATGTTAGTCAACTGCGTTGCCATACTATTAAGATCTCGCAGCATGTCTTCCCTTGTCTCGCAATCCATCACGAGCAAACATTCGTCTACAGATGCCCTCAGCACCGTGGACTGTTTAAGAAGTGCATTGACCTCATCGGGGAACGAAGCATTGACAAAAAACTCCAAACCTCGTGTAATACAATGGGCCAACATGCCGACCACAGCCTCTACCGTAAGGTTGGCGGCGCCAAAAGAACTAAGCTTAGCTTTGTCCAAAACGTAACCTATGTTCTTCAGGTATTGGCCCTTGTTCTGCATCAATGCTGGCGCCACCATTGCAGCCGAACAAAACTTAATCATCTTTTCAACTATTTTAGTCAAATTAGACGAAATAAATTTGGCTGCGTCCTTGCCTATGGCCTCCCCCAAACCCTCAAGGGTCTCGGGGCGCACCGGTGTGGGAGAGAAAAGACCCAACATATCTTCGGCTAGCCATCTGTACGCCTTCCTATCGAGACCCAAAGTCATCATAATGGCATGGACACGAGTAAGAAGTGACCTCCAAGTACGGTCTGTGGTCATGACCAAATCGTATATGTGGATAGACAAATTAACTAATGTCACCCCTATCTCTTCCATGTTGAACATCGGCTTCATGGTCATAAAACTAGCGCTAGGCATGGTATGCTGC